AACTGACTTTTGCTCTTCTTTATCTTTTTTTGACATTTCAAGAACCTCGCTGATGGTGGATTTTAGATGGAAAAGCTCTCGTGCTATCGCATCATCGTTAATCTTGATGCTTTTCCTTGGCGAAGATGCATCTTGATCGAAGATAACAAATAGAGCTGCGGAAAAAAATAGCGGTATCGTTGAGTAGAATATGAATCGGATACATGCGTGGAGCTGATCGCTACGTCTCTTGTTAACAGTTTTATTGTGTGTGGCGCTTATCCGATATCTATCAATCAGGAATGCTAAAGTGCATGCCTCAATATCTGCAAGCGCTTGAGCATTCTCTGGGTAAGCTTTGTTGTAGGCTGCGACTTCAGTGTTATATTTACGAAGAGATTCTTCATACTTGAATATTTCTGTTGCCGACGGCATTGAGGCAAACCAGTTTTTCCAGAACGCCTGTAATGCAAACCTTGTTGCGATAAGTAGACCCACGATATGGCCCACCATCCATGGAATAATGAGGCCAACTACGGCTGGGTTAGAGGAGAAGTCCAAGACGCGAAGTATGTAGACCGAAACTGTTGCAATTGCAAATATGGCAGTAAATGCAATCTGAGCGCGAGCTGTGATTTTTTCTTTTATCTCAAGCTCGTGGTAATACATTCGCTCGTAAAAGCTGAATCGATCGAAGCTAGACATCATTGTGGTTCTGAAAATTGAGGCAGACCGCCATACTCAATAATCTGAAGAGCAGATCTGTTCATTTGCAAAGTCGAATTGCCAATTCCGTGGTAGTAGCGAGTGAAACCTTGGCTCCCTGAATTGCTGGGTCGTTTCGCCAGATATCATTTAGTGAATCCAGTCCAAGCTGCCGTGCCTTAGCGTTAGCCGGGCCGTTCAACCCATACTTCCGCCCCGTTTCCGGGTCTGTCACCACCACAGCATTGCCAGGCAGGCACTGCAGGTGCATTTCTTCGGTGGTGAACGGCCAGGCGTCGCCGAACTCATCGGCGCTGATCAGCTTGGGTGGGGCGGCGAGGGCGAGCGGGGCGGCCAGGAGCAGGCCGAGCAATAGGGTGCGCATGGCAACGTCCTTGTTTGTTGGGTGGGAGATCAGCGGCTACGGATGCCGGTGATGATGAACAGCACGTCCGCATCGCTTCGGGCGGCGAGCGCCTGGAGGTAGTCGATGGGGATGGTCGAGGTGCCGTTCTCGAAGCGCTTCTGCATGTAGTCGGTCACGCCGGCCAGGTGGGCCAGCTCATGCACGTCCAGCCCGAGGCGCTTGCGCTCTTCGAGAAGGCGGTCGCCGAAGTGGCGGGGTTGATCGTCGAGATCGATAGCTGCAGCAGTCATTGGCTTCTCCTTGCCTATTCACCAGTAGCGTGAGTTTGTCAGTCAGTTGAATATTTTCCGGCCGTCTCGGCCAATGCTGACGCCATTCGACGTACCGTCGCGCGATCGCTCTCCGGCATCGCCCGGTATTGATTGAGCAGGGTGGATTCGTCTTCAGCGAGGCCGGCTTCGCTGAGTCCGGCACGAAAGCCGGTCACGACGTAGAGCACATCAACGCCGGCAGCCGCAACGGCTTCGAGGTAGGCGGCGTCAGGGCTGCGCTCGCCTTTCTCGTAGTTGAACTGAGTCGTTTTAGACACCTTCGCTACCGCAGCGAAATCGCCTTGATTGAGGCCCAGCCGGGCACGCTCTTCCCTCAGCCTTTCGCCGATATTCAACAAAACGACTCCAATAATCGTTGACAGTTCAACATGTGTTGAATAACCTGCGCTCGTCATCACACGAAATCACACGAATCTGAACTATGCCGAACGGATACCCCAGCGAGCAAGCACGCGCCGCTGCGCGAGAACGCCTCAGCAAGCTCGGCCTGAGCGCCAAGGAGTGGGCTGAGCGAAACGAGCTGACCCCCTCAACCGTTTATGCCGTCCTGAATGGGCAGCAGAAGTGCCTGCGCGGCGAAGCCCATCGCGCCGCCGTCCTGCTGGGCATCAAGGAAGGCGTCACCGACAAGCCGGAACAGTTCGGCCGCCGCAAGACCGACCTCGCCCTTGTGATTCCAAAGTAATGGCAATGGCCTCAGCGAGAAACCAGAACATGAAGCGTCCGATCCTAGAAACCCGCCGCCAGATGATGAGTGCCGTGGTGTGTGCCTACCCAGGCGGCCGCGAGTGCGCTGCTGCGCGGCTGGGGCTGGACCTGAAGAAGTTCGACAACCACCTCTACGAGAGCGCCGGCAGCCGCCCGCTAAGCGATGAGCAGATTCACCTGCTCGAGCGGCAGGCTGGCACCAGCCACTTTCCAGAATATGTCGCTGCAATGTACGGCGGCGTGTTCGTGCCGGATGCCAACCCGGTCGACCTGGACAACGTGGAGCTCTACGAGCGCTCGATTCGTACTGCGGTGTTGCGCGGCACCGTGGACCAGCTGCTGGCCGAGGCGCTGGCAGACGGTGAGATCGACGAGGCCGAACGCAAGCTGCTACTGGCCGCACACCGCCGCCACATGGCCGCGCGGCACGTGGAGATCAACGCGGTGATTGTGTTGCACCAGGTGAAAACCGCCCGGCAGGGCTGATCAGCAGTCGGCGCCCAGCGCGCCAGAAATTACCGGCCAGGCCGGAGCCGCGACTGGCGGCAGGGGAGGAAGCAGTGAGCGTTGCCCATAACGGTGGTTACAAGTGTTTATGCCCGGCCTGCGGCGAGCGCATGCGCATCCGCAACAGCGAGGCGCAGACGCCGACCTACAAAACGATGTACGCCCAGTGCCTGAACATCGCCTGCGGTGCGACCTACACCGGCTCGCTGAGTTGGGATTACGCGCTCAGCCCCTCCGGCCTGGATGCCCCCCGCGTGGTGCTGCCCGTTGCGCCCTCGGTGCAACGCATGCAGGCGCTGCGCGACAGCCGCCCGAAAACCGATCAACTCGACATGCTGGACCACATGGAACCGGAGGTAGCACACGCATGAACACCATCACTCAGATCGGCGACGCCCAGGAGTACCGCAGCAGCATGCAGCTGGCGGCGCTTCATTTCCTGCAACGCCACCAGGCCGAGCACCTGACCGATGACGGCAAGCTGTTCGAGCGCACCGTGGGCTACCTGACCCACTCGCTGGAGGTGCCAGCCTTTATGGCTGACCGCCTGGTGCATTTGGCCATGAGCGAGCTGGAATGCCTCAAGCGCCCGGTGATCGGCATCGACTACGGCACGGGCGGCGAGAGCCGAGCGGCCCTGGTGCATTTCCTGACAGGCGAGATGGTTGTCATCCCGCTGCGCCACCTGCCGGCGCGCTTACAGCCGCCCGCGGCGTCCCTGGCTGCAGCAGCCGTTAACTGATCACCCCTTGAATTGACCCATTTCCATGCCCGCCTTAGCGCGGGTAGGGGAAAGTTGCGCCCGGACGGTGGCCCCATGAGCACGAACCTTTTCATTGAAATCCAGCTGAAGCCTGACCAGGCCGACGCCTACCTGCGCTGGTTGACCAGCCAGTATGAGCAGCTGATGGCTGCCTGCTGGTGGGATGACAAGTACCGCTACACGCCCCAGGGCATGCGCGGCAAGCGCATCCTCGAGGACCACCCGCACATCGCCGGGCTGAACCGCACCATGCGCGAGCTGGTGAAGCAAGTACGTGCGCAGGGAGTGCCGGCATGATCACAGCTCCCAAGATGCCAGCCTGCGAGGCGCTGGCGGCCGACCCGGGCCGTTATATGTTCAAGGCCAACCTTGATTCGTTAAAGAAGGCCGCTGCCTATGAGGATCAGCATCTGCTGGTAACCCGTTTGCACGGGCACCTTACGGGCTTGCTCGAGGCCGGCGCCATTAGTTCTCAAACACACGCCGCAGCTCATGCCGAGTCGCATGCCTTCGTCTGGGGGCCGCGCGCATGAAATCCATGCCCCACGAAATCCGCACCGAGGTGCTGGCCCGCCTGGAACGCGACTACGGCCTCAAGCATCGCGGCGGCACGCAGTACATGCGCGGCGGCGTGTGCCCTAGCTGCGGCAAGAAAGAGCTGTTCAGCCGCCACGACGAGCCGTGGTTCATCAAGTGCGGCAGGGAGAGCAAGTGCGGCGAGCAGTGGCACGTCAAGGAGCTGTTCGACGACCTGTTCGAGGACTGGAGCAAGCGCGCGCCGGCGACAAAGGAAGACCCAACAGCGACCGCCAAGGGCTACCTGCAGGCTGCGCGTGGCTTTCACCTGGAACTGATCGAAGGCTGGTACACACAGGAGAGTTTCTGGCACCCGGAATTGCGCATCGGCAGCGCGACCGTGCGTTTCCCGTTGGAGCAGGGCGGTTACTGGGAGCGCCTGATCGACCGTCCGCACCGCTTCGGCAAGCTGAAAGCCCGGTTTACCAAAGGCCAGTCGCCACGCGGCTACTGGTGGTGCCCGCCGAGCCTGGACCTGCTTGAGGTCAGCGAACTGTGGATCGTTGAGGGCATCTTCGACGCCATCAGCCTGCTGCACCACGACATAGACGCCGTATCGGCCATGAGCTGCAACGTGTTCCCTGCGGAGTCGCTTAAGGCGCTGGCCAAGGCTCGTGTGGACGCCGGTAAGAAGCTGCCCCGGCTGGTATGGGCACTGGATAACGACCCGGCTGCGCACAAGTACACACGCCGCTGGGTCAAGCAGGCCCGCGAGCTGGGCTTTACCTGCGAGGCCGCGCAGATCCCGCAGCGCGAGCGCAAAACCGACTGGAACGACTTGCACCAGCGCTGGATGTTCTTGGAGGAGGACAAGCGCGGCGAACAGATGGAGGCGGACCTGAAGGAGGCCCGTTACCAAGGCTCGCTGCTGATTGCTGAAAGCCCCGCAGAGAAGGCCACGCTGATGTACGAGTGGCGCGAGCGCCACGAATTTCACTTCGGCTTCGGCAACCGGATGTACTGGTTCAAGCTGGACCTGGAGAAGTTCAACAAGGCCAAGCAGGCCCTGGAAGACAGCGAGCACCACGACGACAAGCTGCTCAACGACCGGCAGATGACCGAGAAGGCGCTGCGCCAGAGCGGCTGTGTGGTGGAAATCGCCAACTGCTACCCGCAGGCGCTGTACTTCCAGCGCAACGAGGTAACGGACGAGTCCTGGTACTACTTCCGCGTGGACTTTCCGCACGACGAACCCACGGTGCGCAACACCTTCACCGGCGGCCAGGTGGCGGCGGCGAGCGAGTTCAAGAAGCGCCTGCTGGGCATGGCCGCAGGCGCGGTGTTCACCGGTACCGGCGCCCAGCTCGACAAGATCATGAAGGACCAGCTCTTCGCGCTGAAAACCGTCAAGACCATCGACTACATCGGCTACAGCAAGGAGCACGGCTGCTACGTGTTCGGCGACCTGGCCGTGCGCGGTGGCATCGTCGAGCAGGCCAACAAGGAGGACTACTTCGAGTTCAAGCAGCTGCGCCTGAAGACGCTGCAGAAGTCGATCCGCCTGGAAATTGCCCGTACCGATGAGGGCTACCGCACCGAGTGGCTCGACTGGCTGTGGACCTGTTTCGGCACCCAGGGCATCGCCGCGCTGGCGTACTGGTTCGGCGCGCTGTTCGCCGAGCAGATCCGCGATGAGTTCCAGAGCTTTCCCTTCCTGGAGGTGACCGGCGAGGCGGGCGCGGGCAAATCCACGCTGCTGATGTTCCTCTGGAAGCTGTTCGGCAGGCCGGACGAGGAGGGCAAAGACCCCTCGAAGATGTCCAAGGCGGGCCTGCGCCGCTGGATGGGGCAGGTCTCCGGCATGCCGCTGGTGCTGCTCGAGGCTGACCGCAGCGATAACGACCGCGGCGCCGCCAAAGCCTACGACTGGGACGAGCTCAAGCCGCTGTTCAACGGCGGCACCCTGGGCGTGACCGGTGTGAAGACCGCCGGTAACGAGACCTATGAGCC